CGGGCTGGGGTTTGCCACGAACACTGCCAGCACAGCCGGGCAAGAGGCTGAGTTTCAGTACCGGGTGAGCTTCCTCAAGGCTGACGGCTCTGAGTCGCCCCTGAGCGGGGAGGGGTTCGTCAAGTGGCAGCTCGAGGCAGGGGTGAAGGGGTTCAGGTACTGCACTGGCATGCGCATCCCCATCGGTCCCCCTGGCACCGTTGCCCGTCGCATCTACCGGACGCAGAACCAGAGCTTCGATAGCCCCACCTACGGCGACACTGACTACTACTTCATCGACCAGCTCAACAATAACGTCGAAGACCTGTGGTTTGACCCGTACCGCAGCAGCGCAGTCGGTGCCCTGGCACCCGCTCTGACTGAATCGATGCCCCTGCCTGCGACCACTGCCCGCAGCGCTGCCATCTTCGGTGATTGCCTGTGGCTTGATGGTGGAGCTGCAGAGCCCTTCACCCTCTTCTACTCGAAGCCTGGCAGGGCTCACCAGTTCGCGAGCACTGACTACATCAGACTCAGTGCACCGGGTGGGGCCATCGTGCGCCTCTTCGCTCACTACAACGTGCTCATCGTGCTGCGCGAGAATGGTGTTGATGTGGTGCAGGGCAGCCCTGACGCTGGCTTCACTGTGACCACAGTGACCTCGCAGGTGGCCTGCAGAGCTCCGAACACCATCGATCAAGTGCCAGGCCTCGGGGTAGTGTTCCTGGCACAGGATGGGGTCTACACCCTCACCGGAGGCTTCACGGGTGGCAGCGAGGTGCAGCTGCTGCGCCTCAGCGAGCCCATCAAGCGCACCCTGCAGCGGCTGACCCCTGACTGCGCAGCTCGAGCAGTGGGCAGGTACTCACCGAAGGATCGCGCCTATCACTGCTACTTCCCTGCTGATGGCAACGACCGCCCCAACCTCGGGATCGTGTACCACACCGAAAAGGAAGGGTGGAGCACTCGGGTAGGCTTCCCTGTGGGCAGCCTCGACCGCATGTTCAATGGCGCACTCATCTTCGGTCACAACACGGGCACCGAGGCAGGCGCAGGCGCTGAAGCTGGCCTATTCGTGCTGAGCTCGAGGCGCGCGATGGGTGGCACGGTCACTGAGCAGGTCTACACCGAGTCGCCCCCACCCACCTCGAAGCTGCAGAGCGCCTGGCTCGACCTCGGTGATGCGCAGCTGCAAAAGCGGGTGCAGTATGTGACGCTCTGGCTGCTGACCTCGGGGTCAGTGACCGTGCAGACGACTGCCTACAAGGACTTCGAGCGCACGGGTGGCGACAATCGTGGCTACCAGGCGCAGCCCCCTGACGCAGCCGCGCAGCCGGTCTACAACACTGCGGTCATCGGGTCTGATGAGTGGGATGAGTCGCGCCTGGTGCCCCTGCGCATCCCTGTGGCTCAGCAGTCAGCAGCGTGGTTCAAGTGGGGCCTCGAGTCTACTGATGACCTCACTGTCATCGGCTATGAGGTCGAGTACAAGATGCCTGGCACCACCACCATCGCAGGGAGGCGCGCGTGAAGAACTGGACTGAGCACCAGGCGCGCACCCAGCAGCTCGCGCAGGCTGACCAGCTCAATGCCGAGCTGCGCGTTGCGCAGTCAGCCATCACTGCCCTCGACCGCACCCAGACCCCGCAGGGCAGCTACAGCAACGCGAACATCGTGAACAACGCTGCGAGGCAGGTGTGGGTCACGAACTTCGACAACCCTCTGTGGGGCTCGGGCAGCACTCGAGGTGAACAGACTGAGTTCCGCAGCGCTGCAGCGGACACCATCGGCTACCAGTTTCGAGCGCTGCAATACCAGAACTACGCAGGGGGCTGGCACGCAGCTCACACGATGACCCTCGGGGGTTTCCGGGGCGGTCACCTCTTCATCGAGTGGTCAGGCCTCGGGGCTGTGTTCCTCGCGTTCAGCCAGACAGCCAACAACAACCACCCACCGAACCCTAAGTACCTCGGGGTGCGGATCCGGGTGGCTGGCATCACGATGGTGGAAAACATCGGCTGCGCGCGCACTATGGGCAACTTCCGCACCTTCGGCACAGGGCTCTACCCGGCTGGTGACCTCGATGTCACCTTTGAGTTCCGGTTCACCCTGGCAGGTCAGGATGACGCCATCACTGACACCACACCGACCAACCTGATGCAGGCGCACCTCTTCGGGTGCAAGGCGCTTGCCATCGCTCGCTACCGGTAGGGGGCACAGTGTCGAGAATCAACCGACCGCGCATCAACGCTGGCGATGCCATCGATGCCACCGACCTCAATGACCGGTTCGACGACTACACCCAGCCTGGTGCCCTCGACCGCTTCAATCACGGTGTGGGAGCCATCGACCTGCCTCAGCTGCAGGGGCAGAACCTCATCACCGTAGACAGTGCCAGCGCTGCCATCGGGTCAGGGGTGTGGGACCACACCAGCCCTCAGAACATCGCTGCGAGTGGCAGCAGCCCCTCGACCCTCACCGAGCTCGGTGGCACGGGCAACGGGCGGCTGAGCTTCGGGCTCACCGGGTGGACGATCGCGCCTGGTGATGTGCTGCGGGTGTGGTGGAATTTCGGAGCTGAGCCCCTGGTGACTGGCAGGCCATACGCTGCGCCTGCCTTCGGCACCCTGCCCATCGACAACGGGTCAGGAGGCAGCACCGACCTCAATGACTGCCTTGCATGCTGGGTGGCTCACCTGCAGTGGGACATCACCAGCCCTGCCCTCACCAACTGGGCAGCAGTCAACGGTCAGAGCGACTTCACCACTGCAAACACTGCAGTGACTGCCCTGGCAGCGACCAGCCTGGTGCCTGCCTACCTCGAGTACTCGCCTGAGGCGCATGCGAATGAGGGGCAGATGAGCAGCGCTCCGACACAGAAAGATCTCAAGTGGATGGGCACGCAGGGCAGCTACTTTCGCGCGCATGAGCAGGCCACGGGCTCGACCACCATCTACGGGCTGCGCATCGTAGTGCACGGGATCTATCACGCAGGGTTCAGCGGTACGCTCAATGAGCTCAAGACCTTCACCGCACTCGCAGGCAGCTGCACCCTCAACCTCAGTCAGGGTCGCCTGAGCGCCATTCACCAGAGGCTGACCTGATGGCCTACTCGAAGCCGAACACGTTCGTGAATGGCACTGCGCTCACCAGCGCTGATGTGCAGGGCAACACCGATGCGCTGCGCATCTACCTGCATGAGGGTGTGGTGGGTAGTGACCTGCTCGCAGCGCAGTGGGCTGACGCGCGCCATATCCAGCAGCCACAGTTTGACCCCATCAGGGGCCTGCAGCACGGTGTGACCGGCTGGCAGGGTGGGCAGTGGTCTGGTGGCAGCACAGTGCGTGTGACGTTCAGCACGAGCGCCCTGACGGGCAGGCGCTACACCGGAGCTCAGAGCTGGGAGCATGTACCTGGCACCAGCTTCGAGCTCGACATCAGAGCCCCTGCGACGGTGGTGTTTCACTGGTTTGTCGAGGTCGAGGCTGGCCCCGATGATGGCAGCCGAGGACCGGGCACCGATGAGCGCTATGTCTGGTTCGCGCCCTACATCAACAACCTCAACCTGGTGAAGCCCACCTCAGGCGCTGAGGTGGTCAGCAATTACAACGGGTTCGAGGGTGGTACCGGCGTCGTCTACGGTGCTGACCAGCCCTACAATTATTTGGGATTTGGGCACCAGGGTGGGGTCTACATCGACACGGTGTCGAACCCGCAGCGGTATACGATCGGGCTCGCAACGCTCTCGTACATCGAACGCACCTCGGTTCTGAACTGGGGCATCGCGATCGAAGTGACCTATGACTGAGGTGCAGTGATGGCAGCGCTGACAGCATTGATGGCAGCACAGGCAGGCGCGAGCGCTCTGGGCTCGGCTACTCGAGGCATCGGGGGTGCACTGGCTGCGCGTCAGATGTTCACCAGAGAGGACCGGGAGCGCCTCGAGGAACTCAAGCGACTCGAGCGCGAGGGTGCCCTGGGTGCGAGCGAGGAAGAGCTTGCCAGGGTCGAGGGGCTGGGTGCGAGCCTGCGGGGTGCGACGCTGCGCCAGCAGGAAGCACAGAGCGCTCGCGAGGCAGCCATGATGGGTGGCGCAGTCAGCGGTCGTGACATCTTCCTGCGCGAGCAGGCAAAAGCTCAGGCAGGCCTCGAGGCTGATGAGGCGATCCGCACTGCACTCACCGAGGCTGACGTAGCTGCTCGAGCAGCGCAGGAGGCTGAGATCAAGGCTCTCGAGGATGCTCGAGCAGCTCGCAGGGCTGCGACGGTCGAGGCACTCACCGGGGCAGCTGCGGGCACCTTCGAGGCAGGGGCAGGAGTGGCACAGGAAGAGGCTGCGCGCCAGTTCCAGCGGGATCAGCAGCTTGCTGAGCTCGAGGCAGCCCCGAGCATCGAGGAACTGATCAAGCAGCTGGGGATGACCTCCGGCGCATACGGTGGAAGGGCAGGCTGATGGCAACTCGCGCAGATCGATACCGCAACGCAGTCAGCGCCCGAGCTCGGTACGCATCGCAGCTGCAGCGCATCACCACTGACATCGCTGATGAGCAGCAGCGCTACCAGGCTGAGCGCTCCTACCTCGAGCAGATGCGCAGCGAGCTCAATGCGCTCGACCTCGAGCTGAGCAAGGTTGAGACTCAGGACCAGGCAGCCCTCGAGCTGCTGCGGTTTGTGGACAAGAGCCAGATCGAAGCAGTGCAGGCCCGAGCAGCACGCGCTGAGCGCGCTGAGCGCGAGCGGGCACTGCCCACAGGCCTGCGCCCTCTGGTGGCTGCTGATGATCGCGTCATCCCTGGCAAGCAGGCCACGTTTGCCACCAGCGCAGTGCAGGCGCTGCAGGCCACTGGTGAGGGGGCACTGACTCGCGAGCAGGCAGCAGAGGTGCTGCGCGTCGCTGAGCAGTCTGGCCTCGCTGAGTCGGAGCTTGCACGGGTGCAGCGAGCTGCTGCGGGCACCAGGCGCGCAGCTGTGGGGCCTGAGGTCGGTGGCAGGCCACTGACTCGAGAGCAGCAGGAAGAGCTCGCACGGGTTGAGCGTGCCATTGGCATCATCGAGTACGGTGGC